CAGCATTTAGCCGTTTCCGGCAATATGTCAATTTCGACTCCATCTCTGTATATTTCCATTCTATTTACCTCTCTTAAATTCTAATATTGTCCATTTTGGTGGATTCAGCTTTTTGGAATACCAACTAATCATATTAGGGTATCCTATTCTGCTCCAATCTTTATACCATTTATAAAGTGCGTACCATGCCATGTTTTTTTTCCTTTAAATTCTAATTATGTGTATCTCTAAAGTTCTCCATTGCCCACTTATTACCGGTTGCCTGCACATTTGCTCTAACTCTCTCCTGCGGTGTAGAACCTCTGCCGACACATGCGAGTATGGATTTCCTTACGGAGCTTCCCTCCGTCAGCCCCATTGCGTCCAGAGCCTCCTTTGTTCCACACTCATCACAGATCATCGTCTTGTTGTCCACCCTCGACAGAGCTCTTAGCCATTCTGTATCTCTTCCACATTTCGGACACTTCATATTTTCTTTCATGGCCGGTGTGATTGCCGCACCAATGGTCTTTGCGGTATGCACCCATACAGTAATTCACATGAATGCAGCTTCTACACATTTCCTCCGGATCCATTACTCTCCTTTCCGGGCGGTGCACCACGACCGCCCTGTTTTATTTCGTGATATACATTATTCCTGACCATGAGGTAGCTTGGTGCCTGATTGCTGTTCCAGATATTTCTTATTGGCGGCTGATATAACCGCCAGCACATCCTGTAATCTGCATGTGATCAGCAGATTCTTCTCCGGTATCTCTAATGTAATGATACCTCCCTGCACAGTTGATGTGATTTTAATATCACACTGCTCCAGATTGACTGCTCCGCCTTTCCGTAGGCTCTTTCCATTGCGGATTTTTCTTATCACTGCTTTTCCGTCTATTACCATTGCATCTGTAAATCCTGCCATTTATGCCTCCTTGAAATTTACCGGAAGTACCAGGGCTGTCATATCGCTATCATCTGCCTTAATAAGAGCAGGCTGCTTGGCCGAGGTAAGTTCCAACGTTACTGTGTCACATTCAAAAGCCTTGAGGCTGTCCATCATAAGCCTCGGATCAAAGGCGATCTTCAAATCTTTCTCAAATGGTTCGATTACCGGAATCTCCTCGTGAAAGTCTGCCATGGTGCTTCTGTATGTAAGTCCAATGGTGTCTCCGCTCATGTCCATGATTACAGGTGCCTTGTCTTCTGCCGAGCCGCAAAGCCTTGCACGATTGATAGCTTCCATTAACACCCTGCGGTCAATGATTGTGAACATTTCCCCACTCATGAACATTTTCTTGTACTTGAAGTATTCGCCCTGGATAATTCTGGTGTAGACCTCATATTCCTCCGACTTGAATAATGCTCCGTTTCCGTCATGGTAGATGGAGACATCACCCTCGAAGTCCATCTTCTTTACATTCTCCATAGCTGCTCTCGGAACGATAATCTGGAACTCGCCCTCGTAATCGATGCAGTCCCAGGCAATCCTGTGTCCGTCCAGACCGACAAAATTCAGCTTTCCATCCATGCATTCAAGATACATGCCAAGCATCTGCTGATTGGATCCGCTTACAGCAACCGCATAAATTACATGGTCGATTGCCTTTTTCAGCTTTAATGCCGGTATCTTGGCAGGCTCTTTGTCTGTATCAATGCTCTTTGTGTAGGCAAACAGCTCTGCGTCCAGTGTCTTGAACTGGTTCTTGATCGTTCCTGTCTTGATAACAAGGTTTCCTTTGCTCACACTGATATCAAGTTCCCCGTCCGGAAGGCTGCCAATGAAATCAAAGGCTTTCGCAGGGATGATGAATGGTTCTGTTTCCTCCTCCATGCCCTCTAATTTCGCCTTAATGGTCAAATTTGTGTCTGAGGCGATTAAATACCCGTCCGAACATAAAACTCCTTTCAGTGCCTCAATGGTGGTCCTTGATGGTACAATTCCTTTCAGCTGTCCTATTTTCTTTGACAGCTCACTTTTATTGATCCTCATAATTCTTCCTCCGCATCACTCAAAATAACTTCTACCCTTGGTTCCTCTGAATAATATTTCTCACAGGTAATGCTCACTACCTGCGAATCGTCATGGTATGCCAGATGGTTCAGCGCATCTGCATATACCTTGACAACATTATCGATATCCGGTTTCTTGGTTGGACGTTCCTCTCCGTTTGCCATCATCTGTTTTCTTTTCTTGCTTGCGCTGGCCGGAATGGTGTAATATGCCTTGATCTGCATCATCACAGGAACCTTTTCCGGAAAGCTGCCCTTGCACTGCCTCCGGTACTCCCATCCGATCAGGTTCTCATACACCAACGTGGCTTCCGGT